GATCTGATCGAGCGCGCCAAGGAAATATACATCCCGCTTGGCGCGGAGTGGCGTGAGCAACCGCGCCAGTTTCGTATGCCCGGCGGTGGCCGCGTGCGCTTTCGCCCGTTGGAGAATGTCGTTGACGCATCGAAATACCAGGGCCAAAACCTGACGGATTGCGCGGTCGAGGAAGCGGGCAATTTCGCCGACCCGAAGCCGATCGACATGCTGTTCGGCGCGCTGCGTTCAAAAGGTGGCGTGCCCGTTCAGTTGATCCTTACCGCCAACCCAGGCGGCGTCGGGCAACAATGGATCAAGCATCGTTATATCGATCCGGCGCCGCGTGGCATGACGCCGCTGATCCGCAAGCTGCCGAACGGCGCGGAACATCGTTACATTTACATACCGTCTCGCATTCAGGACAACCGCATCCTGCTCGCGAACGATCCGACCTACATCAACCGGCTGCATCTCGTCGGTTCGCCGGAGCTGGTGCGCGCGTGGCTCGAAGGTGACTGGAACGTCATCGCCGGCGCGTTCTTTCCCGAGTTTTCCGCCGTTCGTCACATCATGGCGCCGCGCACGCTGCCGGAGCATTGGGCGCGGTTCCGTAGCTTCGACTGGGGCAGCGCGCGACCGTTTGCCTGCCACTGGTGGGCGGTCAGCGATGGCTCGATCCCGGACATCGCACGCGGCTGCCTCGTCTGTTATCGCGAGTGGTATGGCATGAAGCCGAACGAGCCGAACGTGGGCCTTCGCATGACCGCCGAGCAGGTCGCCGAGGGTATCCGCGACCGCGAGCGCGACGATCCAAAGCCGGTCAGCGGCATGATGGTGGGCGTCGCCGATCCCGCGATCTTCGCCGAGGATGGTGGCCCATCGATCGCCGCGCGCATGACGCAGGCGGCCCGTGTGGTGTTCCGTCCCGCCGATAACAAGCGCGTGCCGCAACGTGGCGCGATGGGCGGTTGGGATCAGTTGCGCTCGCGCCTGGTTGGCGACGCGGACGGCAAGCCGATGGTGGTGTTCTTTTCGACCGCCATCCACGCCATTCGCACGCTACCGACGCAGCAGCACGACAAGAACCGCGCCGAGGACATCGATACGGATGGCGAGGATCACGCGGTCGATTCCATCCGCTATGCGCTGATGAGCAGGCCCTACATCCGCGATGCGGAACGACAGAAGCCCCGCGACAGTTGGGACGCGGCATTCAACCGGGACGCGGAAGAGTTGCGCGACTGGAGGGTGGCGTGATGACCGACTACCGCACACTCAGCGGCGCGGCGTTTCAGCACGAAGTCGGCACTGATCCCGACAAGTGGGCCGAGGCGTTCGCGCAACGGGCCTTGGCGATGAGCGAATTAATTAGCGACGGCCTGCGTGATGAACTCGCGGAGTGGTTCGCCGACGCCATGGAGACCGCGCGCAAACACTCAATACGTAACGTCATCGAGGGAGACGGCACATGATCCGCGTTCTAATCCTGGCCGCCCTGCTGTTGCCTTCGGTGGCGCGGGCGCAGGCACCCGCCCTGACCTACGAGGACCGTAGCGGCACGATCACCACCGGCGGCGCCGCCCAGGTCGTTCTGCCGGCGTGGACGGGCCGACATGGGTGCATGGTGCAAAACCAGAGCGCGGGCAGTCTGTGGGTGTCCGAGACGGCCACCGCGGTAGCGGGGCCGCCGTCGATCCTGATCCCGGCCGGTCAGCAGTTTCTCTGCATGAGCCCGGCGTCCGGCCAGGCGTATTCGATCATCGGCGCCACCACGGCCCAGGCGTTCGCGGCGCGTCAGTGGTAAATCCGTTAGCTATGCCCATCGTACCAGAACTCTCCGAAAAGAGATTGTGCGGCGGCACAATACGCCGCATGGGCCTCTTGAGCGGTCGCGAATGTGCCAAGATATCTCATCTTGGGGCCGACCCTTATCAGCGCGTTGAATTTATTATTCTTGGCGATGCTGGCCCCCTTAAAGCCGGACGGACCCACGCACCCATTATTCCTTTGGTTTTGAGATGGCGTCGCCTCTCTCAGGTTGTGCCAAGAATTATCAGTTCTGTTTCGGTTCTTATGGTCAATAAAATGTTCCGGTCGGTAACCCTTAACAAGCATCCAGATTATGAGGTGGACGATGTACTGTTTGTTGTCGATGGTGATGCACCGGTAGCCGTCCGGGCGCGGGAAACCAGCGATCTTACCAGCATGTTGTTTGTTCCATATTTTCCATCGCCACTCGTCGAGAAAATGCGAAAGTGGTCGTTCGCGCCAGTAAAGCGCTCCTGTAACCGGGTCATAATCAAAGCACTCGCGAAGGCGGGCTTGATCTGGCAGGGTGCGTTTAACCATTTGTGTCCTCCTTACAGGATCGATGGCCAGAGGCGCCGTCCGGTCCAGCAAGACCGGCGGCGTTTCGTTGGATACACGCTTGCTACTGCCGCATCAACGTTTTTGCTGTCCAGAACAGCAAAAAGTCAATGCGTTACTGACACGCCATCTGTGGATGCGTGCCGTGGCGGGGTGCGTGGGGCGTCCGGCCCTCCCGGTAGAACGCTCGATCTCATCTTCATGTTCCCCGGCACGCTCGATCCGCGCATCACGTTCACACGCGCGTCATCCGCTACGTATACCGACGCGAGCGGTGTCATACAGACGGCGGCGACAAACGCACCGCGCTGGGATTACGCGGGCGGTGTGTTGCTCGGTCTGCTGATTGAGGAACAACGCACCAACATTCTGTTGAACAACGCGGCGCTTTCAACGCAGTCGGTCGCTGTCACGGCGCAGGCTTACACGCTGTCGTTTTATGGCACGGGGACCGTAACGAAATCGGGCACGGCGACGGGCGCGCTGGTAGGAACCGGAGCGACGCAGCGTGTGTCGCAGACGTTCACGCCGACAGCGGGAACGCTGACGTTGACGGTGACGGGATCGGTGCTGAATGCTCAGATCGAGGTAGGCAGCTTTGTTACGAGCGTAATCCCAACGACGAGTGTCAGCGTGACACGCGCGGCTGATGTCGCGACGATGCCGACGAATGTGAGTTGGTATAGCGGAATAGCGGGCACTGTGATGGCCGAAGCACTAATGCCGATAAACGGTAACAATGGTTATCGTGGTTTATTCGCGCTGGACGGTGGTGTTTTCAATGTTTGGATACGTGTTTACACAACCGGAGGCACATCTAATCTGGATGGTGATGTAAACGGCGTTTCCATTGGTTTTGGAGGCATCACGGCGGGAACCACATTCAGGGCCGCCGCCAATTATTCCGCGACCGGGACACGTACAGCACTCAATGGTTCCGTTGGAACTCAGAGCACGGCGACTGTTTCCACGCCAGCAACTTATACAACGCTCCATTTTGGTCAGACAGACAGCGGAAATAACCCAATGAACGGCTACATCCGCCGCGTGACTTATTGGAACAGAGCGTTGTCCGACGCCGAGATGCAACAGGTGACAACATGACCGACTTCCGGCTCAGCTTCCCCGTCGCATCGCTTGTCACGGGAATACAAGGACTACGCGCGTTACGTGAAGCGGAAGGCGGCAACGCGCAAAACGCACTCGGTGATCCGCGCGATGCGAGTGGTAACATCGTGTATCCCGATCCGAACGCACCCATCGGCACGCCGCCGCCTGATGTGTGGTATGGCCGACCCGGCAGCGCCGCGACCAGTTACACTGACCTGAACGGCAACACCGTGCAGGTGCCCGCGAAGGGCGATCCGGCGCTCTACTACTGCCACATCCGCTCCGGCCTTGAAGCCAGGGCATTCAGGCCCGGTCAATACGGCATGAAAGATTCCGATCCAAAGGCCAGCGCGGCCGTCCTGGGCATCTGGTTGGGTGACACGCCGCCATGAGCCAGTCCCTTTACCCTGATCCGCCGATGGACCCAGAGGCCGCCGAGGCGTCGCGCCCGAAGGGCGGTCCGGGCATCGCCGATGATCGTTATCCGCGCGACCTGGACGACCTCCACGCGCGGATGGTCCAGTGGTTCGAGGACAGCGAGCGCGCGACCGATGATGGCCGCAAATGGTCGCAGAGGGACAGGGATTACAAAGACGGATACCAGTGGAGTTCCGCCGAGAAGGAGGCGCTGAAACTTCGCGGCCAGCCCGAGGTCACGATCAACTACGTGAGCCGCAAAGTGGAACTTATGTGCGGTCTTGAGAGGAAATCGAGGACCGACCCAAAAGCATTCGCGCGCAACCCCGTTGACGAAGACAAAGCCGACGCGGCGACGCAGGCGTTGCGCTACATGAGCGACGACAACAACCTGCCTTTGATCCGCTCCGACGTTTACGAAAACCTGATGGTCGAGGGCGTCGGCGGCGCCGAGATCGTGCTTGTGGACGACGGCAAGGGCGGCGCGGATATCACGTTCGAACAGGTTCCGTTCGATCGGCTGTGGTGGGACCCGCATTCGCGCCGACTGGACTTTAGCGACGCCCGTCATCGCGGCATCATCGTCTGGATGGATCGCGATCAGGCCGTCGAAACATGGCCTGATGTCGAGGACCTGATATCCGACACGTTCCAGACGCAGACCGGCAGCTACGGCGACCGACCGAACGAGATCGTCTGGTGCGACAGCAAGCGCGAACGCATCCGCGTCGTGCAGTGCCACTGGCAAGAGCAAAACGAGTGGTGGGTGGCGACCTATACCCGCGTCGGCTTCCTGGCAGAGCCCACGAAGTCGCCGTTTCTCGACGCACGCGGCAAGTCAGCCTGCGGCCTTCGCATGACCAGCGCGCACATTGACCGCGAGAATAATCGTTACGGCATGGTGCGCGACCTGATCAGCATGCAAGATGAAGTCAACAAACGTCGCAGTAAGGCGCTGCATCTGTTGTCTGTCGCTCAGGTGGTGACGGAAGACGGAGCCGTCGCGGACATAGACAAGGCGCGGCGTGAGGTTGCGCGGCCTGACGGCGTGATCGTTGTCAATCCAGGCATGAAATTCGAGATCGACAGAGGCAATGACCTGGCTGTAGGCCAGTTTCAGTTGTTGCAGCACGCCACCGCCGAGATGCAGGCTTCGGGGCCGAACGCCTCGATGAGCGGCACCGATCCGCGCGAACTGTCGGGGCGGGCCATTCTCGCGCAGCAGGCGGGCGGCGCTGCCGCGCACGAGCCGATCGCGGACACGTTACGGATGTGGAACCGTGATTTACTGTCGATCGCATGGATGGCGGCGCGTCAGTTTTGGACAGCGGGCCGGTGGGTGCGGGTGACGGACGACCTGAACTCAACGCGCTGGGTGGGGATCAACCAGCCGGTGCGTCTCATGGACCAACTGGCGGCGCTGCCCGACGATCAGCGTGCCCAGGCGATGCAGATGATGCGGCTCGTTCCCGGCGATCCGCGCTTGCAGACGGTGATACGCATCGAGAACGACATCACCGATATGGACGTTGATATTACGATCGAGGAAGGCATCGACGTTCCGAGCATTCAGGCCGAACAGTTCCAGAATTTGCTGCAACTGGCTGGCACGCAGCCGGGTTTGATTCCGCCAGAGATGCTGATCGCGGCAAGCAATTTCAGAAACAAGGAAGACTTGCTGAAGATGCTGAAGGATCGTCAGGAGGCGCAGGCGCAGACGCAGCAGAAAGTTCAGAAGATGGCCGAGGACAAGGCGCAGGCCGACACGACGGCGACGCGGGCCAAAGCGGCGGCGGACTTCGCTCTGGCAGAGGAACGCAAGCACGCGAGCATCCATCACATCGCGGACGTACATGGTGGGTTCGCCGAGATGAACGCGCCGCCCGACCCGCCATCCGATCCCGGAACCGTGGTCCCGCCGGAGGTTCAGGCGATGATGGACGCGGCGAACCTGCGCGGGATGCACGCCAAGGCGTCGGTCGATGAAGCAAGGGCCGGGGATCTGCAACAGAGCGCGGTGCAGCGTGTCGGAGACATGCTGATAGCGAGACACAACGCGCTCGCGCCGCCTGAACAGCCGGGGGGCGCGTGATGGGCAAGCGACGGCTTTCGCTGGCCGATCGCGTCGATAGAGGGACGTTGATCGAGGACACCATTAAATCAATATCAAATGGCCTTAAAGATCAGAACGTCGAGTTTCATCGTTCTGATTACGTCATGGGCGCGCAATTCATGTTGGTGGTGGTTCAACAAATAATGGAGGACGACGGAATGTTGGCGTCGGCGCCGAGTCGGTTCGGACGCAGGCTCGAATCCATCCAATCCGAACTGCTGGAAATGCGCTGCAACTGGCAGCGGCGGGAATCACTCTGATGTATTCCCATGATGAGATCGAAGCATTGACCGGGAAAATCCGCTGGATGGCGACTGAACTGCTAGGCGACCGAGTTTCCGCCGTGAAGGTCGAGGCCCGTGACTGGAACGACGAAATAGGTCTCGCGATCCGGTCCGGTGACTGGCGGCACGGGGTTGGCGGGGCGACGATCAATGTCATAGCCGATCCGGAGAAATGGACGCGCGCCGCGTGCGACGCGATCGTTGCGTGGTTGGATAAAAAAGCGGCGGCGCTGGATGTGGAGCGCGACTGATGTCTGAAACACCTTCCCAGCTCGACGCCTTCTTATCCAGCGGCGCCCAGCCCGAGACCACTGAGACGCCCGCGCCGCAAGAGTCCAAGGCAGCGCCAGAGGCCGCGCCGGAGAAGTCGGCGCCAGTCGCCAAGGCCACGTCGGCAGCCGCCAAGGCCGCCCCGGAGCCGGACGACGACGCGGAACCGGGCGATCCCAGCCCGAACGAGGCGATTGTCCCCCGCAGCGCCTACGAAAAGGAGCGGCAGCGCAGACAGGACTGGAAATCACGCGCTTCCGCCGCCGAGGCCGAGAAGGCGATGCTCCTCAAGCAGCTGGAGGAGACCAGGAAGCCGCCACCAGCCGCTACACCGCCCGCCATGTTGGAGCCGATCGACCCGGCGCGTGATCCCGAGGGCTACACGCGCAGGATGAGGGGCGTTGTCCTCAACGAGCGCCTGAACACGTCGGAAATGCTGGCGCTGGAGAAACACGGCAAGGAAACGATCGACTCCGAGACCGAGTATTTCCAGCGGCGGACGCAACAAGATCCCAGGTTGTGGAATGAACTCTACAGCAAGCCACATCCGTATCAGTGGATGATCGACAACAACGCCACGGCGCGGCTGCACGAAGAGATCGGGACCGATCCGTCAGCCTACGAGGCGAAGCTGCGCGCGAAATGGGAGGCCGAACAGAACGCCGCCGCGCCTCGCGTGTCCCCCGCCGCCGGGTTGCCGCCGTCACTGGCAAGCGCACGCAGCGCAGCGCCACGAGGCACGAACGGGTTCGCGGGTCCGCCCAGCTTGTCCGACATCCTGGCGCGACCGGCGCGGCGATGACGCGTTTCGCCGGGCGACGCAGGATGATTGTAGAGATGCTCCGGCAACGCGCGGGGATATGGCGGCGATCCAGAAAACCAAAGCCGGAGGATTATGCGGCGCTCGGGTGGTGGCACAAATCGTCCGAGGTTAACCGGCAGTTTCCGTGTTTACGTGCCCAACTCGGATTCAACCGCGCGATCCTGTGGGCCAGGATCATCTATCGCCGGCCGCGCAGCCATTCGCATGAGATATGGTTGCGTGGTCGCGATCATCGCCGTGTCGCGGGAATGTGATGGCTACGCTTTCGGTCGGATCCGGCCAGACCTACGCCACCATCGCCGCCGCCGTTGACGCCTCGGCCTCCGGCGACACCATCACCGTCCAGGCGGGCACCTACACCAACGACTTCCTCCAGATCGATCACGACCTGAACCTCGTCGCGGTTGGCGGGTGGGTGAAGATGATCGCTACGGCGCAACCGCCGGACGGCAAGGCGATGATCACCGAGAGCGGGACCGTCTCAATCTCCGGGTTCGACATATCCGGCGTCACCGTCCCCGACCAGAACGGCGCGGCGATCCGCTACCAGGGCGGGAACCTCACGCTCGATAACGTCTTCATCCACGACAACCAGGAGGGCCTCCTCGGTGCCTCAGACCTCGGCGGGTCGATCACCATCACGGCTTCTGAGTTCGCCCGCAACGGCGACGGCAGCGGCCACACCCATGGCATCTACGTCGGCCCCATCAGCAAATTCACCCTCACCGGCAGCTACATCCACGACACCGTCGTCGGCCACGAGATCAAATCCCGCGCGCTCAACAACGTCATCACCAACAACCGGATCTTCGACAACGCCGGATCGGCCAGCTACTCCATCGACCTCCCGAACGGCGGCACCGCCACCATCCAGAACAACGTCATCCAGCAAGGGCCAAACAGCCAGAACCCCGCGATCCTGGCATACGGCGAAGAGGGCATTCCGGCGGGCTATCGAACCGAAGTCATGGTGGCCGGCAACACAATCGTTAATGATCAGGGTTCAGGTTATCTCTTACTTAACCCTGGCGGCTATCCTGTCAGCCTTAGCGATAACACGGTATTCGGGCTGACCCAGATTCCATCGGGTAGCACGGTTCCCGCGACACGCCCTGTCTTGGACCTGGCTCCGATAGGATTCCTTGGAGCGTCACCACCACCGTTGCCACCGCCACCAGCGGCACCACCACCGCCGCCATCAGAACCCACACCGCCGCCAGAGATACCGCCGCCATCACCAACTCCCGTCCTCACGCCGCTTGAACAATATCACGCCGATGTTCTCGCGGACTTCAGGGTCTGGGCGGCGACGCATATCAAGATGGCCACCATGAGCAAGACCCTGGCGGTGCTGAACACCGAACTGAACAGCACGACCGTGCTCGGGATTATTAAAGGGGATCGATGGAGTGATTGACGGTGTATAATTCGGATGCCCCGACCGTCTGACCGGCCGGAAGCATCCTAACCCCACGATCCTTGTTGGAGGACCGCATGGCTTTGAAAGCACTACCACCGCGCGAATATATCCTAGAAGCCCTGGACTACGACCCCTTGACCGGGCTGTTCACATGGCGCGAACGACCCCCACATCACTTCGCCAGTGAGCAATATCAAAAGCGGTTCAACAAGAAATATGCCGGAAAACACGCGGGAAACATCAGTTCTAGGAAATATCTCAGAGTGCGGCTGCAAGAGATTGAATATAACCTTCACCGGCTGGCATGGATTATCGTTCACGGCGAACCGCTACCGCCAGAGATAGATCATCGTGACCGCGACCGTCTCAACAACAAGATCGCGAACCTACGCGCCGCGACACGCGACCAGAACCGGGTCAATGTCGGCCCTCTGAAAAACAACGTGCTTGGCGTGAAGGGCGTCGTATTCAGGCGTGGTAAATTCAAGGCGCGGATCATGATAAACGGGCTCCGCTATGATCTGGGCCAGTTCGACACCCTGGAAATGGCCGGG